ATAGAAGCGGAAATTATTGAACAACCTAACAAGGAATAAATAGATGCCCAGAAGTTTTAGTGCCGATGACAGAGCAAATTTAGTCAATAATATAATTTCCCAGGCGCAACAAAGTATTAGAAGTGCGCGGTGGTCCGGCTCAAATGCCGAGCGCAGACCCCATTGGAATTGTTAGGGGAAGTAAAAGAGATTTTAACAGAATGTTTCGGACAAACAAGTAGCGAGTTTGTACAAACATATAAAGACGCTTATAAATTCTATCTTCTGCAGTTAGATACTCCAGACAGAATTCGTAAAGGAGCAGGAGTTAAAAATCAGGTCGAAGATATAAAAAGAAGAAAAGTTTTTGACCTAAGTGTATTGACACTAGATGCCAAAGAAGCGGTTGAGCAGCGCCTTAATCCCATGATAGATAGAGTTATATTGGAAACTGGTGCTCCCGGCCTAAATCTTCCAAGTACAAACCTGTACAGAAATACATTAAGATTTGATATATCTGGAGATGTTCGGATCAAGGCATGCGGGAGCAGTTTTTCTTTCGTTGTTTAATTTTTCTGTGCCAGTAAATAGTCTACCAAATACCACTGATCGTATTTTGCGACTTCCTCCACTTCTGCCGAATCCCCAACAATTTGAAACCATCTTAGGACAATTTGCCGGAACTGGACAAATTGGCACTCCTGGATCCCTAAATCCCTTTGGCAGTATGACAGCAAGCAGTTCAATGAAAGTCTTATTGCTAGACACAGAAACTACAGGAGTTGGTCAAGATAAAGTAGCTCGATCCATAGCAGGCGTAGAAGGAACTTTAAGTTCAAGCGGAATACGATTCGGTTCAAAATCAACTACTATAAAAACATTTTTTAGACAACCAGGATTAGAAGCTGGAGTAGTACAAACTGGCAAAGGTAAAGTTAGCCTAGCAGTAGGCGCCAACATGTTGGAAGGCGCTAGAAATATAGTAGATGTTGTAAATAATCCACAACAAGCTCAGGAAGAAATGATTTCCGTTTTAAAAAAAATTTCTAGCTACGATAGAATAATAGGAAAAAACACATTTTTTGACATAGAAGTATTATTAAATACAGCAAGAAGTATGCCTGGAGCAGAAAAGAATGAGGCTCTTCAAGAAGCACTAAAGTCTTTTGAGGAAAAGGCGTACAGTAAAAATTTTGTTATAGACATAGACAATGCAGCCAAAGCACACCTAAGAGCAAAATTCGATGAGTATGCAAAAGGTGCTTTTGAAGAAGCGACAATAATTGATGACATAATACGAAACAATGGAGTTCTTACTAAAGAACAGGAAAATCTTCGAAGAATGCTTAGAAGGGCTGGACTTGAACTCGGCGACGCCGAGATGCCGGCTGAATCGCTGGTCAGAGACGCGCTATACGCAAGAAAAGTTGGAGCAAGACAACTTTTTGAAGAATTAGAAATGAGTAAACTTGGAAGAGGATTTACTCCAAATTCAATGAACAACATAGTTGCTACTACTAATTTATTTCAACTTATTCACGATGAAGCATTAGGAAATGGTCCTAACTCAGGAGCCGCCGAAACCTTAATGCGATTAATAACTGGAGGATCTCACGTAGCAGAAACGGACGACTTACTTACAGGGTTTTTGGCACAGTACGTACATACAGGCCAATTAGATTTTTCCCCAGAAAACTTAGATCACCTTCCAGTAGGCACTAGAAATTTTGTAAGAGCTGCAAGAAACAAAGTTGCAAATTCGGCATCGCCAACATTAACCACAAATATAGCAGACATTAATCATTTGACTTCTACGTCAAGAGCAGTATTAAGAACTGCTAAAGGAAGAGAACAATTAGGTGTAGCAATACAAACAAAGTTCGGAGATGTATTGGATGATAATGTAATACATGACATCGCCAAGGAAATGGAGAGATCTCAGGCTCAGGTCAGGAGAATGGTTGGCAGACTAAAATACAATCGTTCTAGTGGTAAATATGAAATCTCTTCTGGAGACCCACTTCTTTCAGGATTAGACGCAGATAGTTACATGACTTCTTATGAGGCTAATCAAAATCTTGCAAAACAACGTATGCGCAATGTAATCGACGATGCGTTTTCCAACGTAGCATCGCGCGAACAGCGAGTAGCAGCTGCTAGTATTGTTAATACTGGATTAGATTACGGAGAACAAGGATATCTTGAAAGAGCATCGTTACTAGGTCAAACACTAAAGTCTTCTATAGAAAATTTTGATCAAGCCAATTTTGAAAGTAGACTTGGATCTATTGATTCAAGCAACCTAGTCGAAGCACTGACAAACACTGCTAGAACTCTTCTTTATAGAGATACGCTTGCGCTTCACCAAAGTTTGTCTGGAAGTAAGTCGGAAAGCTTAGTTGAAGCAAATATGGGCAAAATAATAAGAAGTGCTATTGAATCCGGAAGTCCAGGAGCTTATGCAAGATATGCTATGATGATAGGAAATCCGTATGGCGGAGCAGACATGATAGACAGGGTAAGATCAACACAATTGTCATTACTGACATCAGAAACAGCAAGAAGACAAGCGCAGAGAGATGCGAGTTCGAGAAATTCACAACTAGCATTGGGCCAAAGACAAAGACAATCAATATTTTCCAATTTTCAAGAATTATCAGAATTTGGCATGAGCGCTTTTGACTCTCAAGACGTACTTTCAATTGTAGACAATGCCGCCGCCCTTGACGACCCCACATCTAAGACATTTGATAAGCTGGCGCGATCAAAATTACTTGTAGATAGACAGTTACTTGAAGCTATGAAAGTACAAGTGAGTCGGTGAAGCCAGACCGGTGAGTTTAATTGAAGCGATGACAAACAAATCATATCGTGGATCAACATTACTAATGCGTGATCAGACTGACAGTGGAGTATTAGGAGCTCAACTTAATAGGTTTGGCTTTTCCGTTGGCCGATCAGGGCCAAAAGAAGTTTTAAATGTATTCATGGGAGGTCCAAAGGTTAGCGTAAACGAGTCTCGTTTATTGGCTGAGTCACTTTATAGTGCGCTCTTTGAGCAAGTCGCGGCGTCAAATCTAGGAAGCTCAGAACAACAGGCAGAAGCAGAAGCTGCCCAACAGCTAACGGGCAGGGCACCAACAAATCAAAGAGATAAAGAATTAACGAAATTTGGTCGACTAATGACCAATGCCGAAGGTGGTGAGGAAGAAGTAATTGAAAGTCTTTCACGAAAGATACGAGAAGGAGGATTGGTAGCTTTTAGGCATGATTTTGCGGATCAAACTGATCAATTGGACTTTATGGAAAAAATAAGAGCATTACGGCCTAATCGGCGATGGTGGCAACGATACGCTATTTGATTCAACGACAAGAATAGTTCATTCAACAGGTCAAGTAGGCCTATTTGGTCATTTAGAAGACACTAGAATGGAAGCCGTAAGACGAGGAGTTAGTTTAGCAGATCAAGCAGTACATCAAGCATCTAGAGATGAGCGCGCTCTAAGTTCTATGGAAAGAATATCAGAACTTTTAACTCCAAGCCTTAAAAGACAAGTAAAGGATGAAAGAGAAGGTATAGAAGCTGGGCGAGTTCTTACTTCAAGACAAAGACAAATAAGATCGATGTATCAACAAGTTAAAAAACCTTCATTAATTGGACTGGGAGCAGTTACTGGCCTTGGTGTTGGTTACTATATGTACAATAAACATAGTAAATCTGAGATTTATGATGAAACTTTAGAACAACAAACAACAACACCTGCTAGAGCTCCAAGAATGGACATATTGGAAAATTCAGGAAGTCCAGTTTACACAAGAATTCAAGATCCAATGTCGACAGCTGGATTAGTTGGAAATCTAGATAAATCAAAAATAGGACATACAAAAATGGGTTCAGATAAATATAACAACTTATTCGGGATGTGATTAAATGTTAAGAAGCATAGGCAGAAGAGTGGCTAGTGGCGGTAGAGCAGCAGCCAGAAGTAGACGGACTTCAAAAAGGTAGCATGGGATTGCTTATTGGTGGAGCAGCTACTCTTGGAATTTTAAATGGAAGTTCTGGTGCAATAGACGCAGCCTATGATGTTGCTTTTAATGATCCACAAGCAGATAGAACGTTTACAGGAAGTGATATTGGTCCAAAAACACTCGCTGGCATTAGCATGGGAAGACTACCTTTTGTAGGTCGGCACAGTTGAAGGAATATCAAAAGGCAGTTTATATTCTGACGCTGCAGGTATACCGGCTGGAGCAGGTTTAGCTGCTGGAGGAGCAGCATTGGGCACAATTGGTCTTGGTGTTTCCGCAAGAAAATTTATGAAAACCAGAGGCATAACTGACGCGAAACGCTTCTCTAGAGGCGGAGCTATAACTGCAGGAATTGGAGGTGGAATGATCTTAGGGGGAATAGATACGTTGAGTTCCGGAGTATCTTCCGTAAATCAAAATCCATTTAATGCAAGTTATTATAATAATGTAAATCAAAGTTCTTTAACAGCGCAAAGACTACATGCATCTGGAGACATTGTACTGGGTGCACATAACACAAGAAGAGGATTCTAATGCCAATAGATCCAATGACAGGACAAGCTAACTATAATGAGGACGTAGCACTTCCGTTTAGGATGGCAGAGAATTATCCTTCTATTTCGTCAATGATAGCATTTAACCAAAGAAGAGGAGCCAACACCTTATTAAAAGGTGGATTTCTAGACACAAATAGAACAACAGGCAGATTTTTTGCAAGAAACGATTCACTCCAAAGATTTAAGGGATTAAACACATATACTAGCTTAGATGCAGGAAATAGATTTAGAGGCGGCTCTTATGCTGGTCCACTAAATTACAGAAAAAGAAAAATTGCAAAAATGCAAGCTAAGCAAGCGGCAAATCTAATTCCACGGAGTCAGTACGCCAGGATCAGCAAATGTTCCTAGAGTTTTTGCTCCAAGAGTTAAAGGTTTTTTAAGAAATCACTTAGATCCTCGAGCAATGACCAGATTGCATTCTGTTGGTGCTTTAATTGGCACTGAGAATATTTATTCTCCAATGCAATCGCTTGCGACATTGGGAAATCATATGTTCCGTGGAAAAGCAGCGAAAATGTTCGATTTAGCTGATAATGAATTAGCGTTTAGTGGAGGCATGCTTTCATTTTCAAGGGCAGCTGATCAAATAAATGCCATGGATCAAAAAGTGGCACGTAGAGCAGCGGCTGGAAAAAGTACGTCTAGACTAGACAGAAAATTAATTAAAGCTCAAGAGCAGATGCTCAGAGTGGGAGGGCAAACAAGAGCTGGTGTTGATATATTTAATACTTTTGAAACTACATTACAAGACTTAAGAAAAGCTCAAATAAGCACTAGAGTAAATCCATTAAATCCATATGGACAAGCTACTGGTGGTAGAGTTCCAGGTCAATATCCAACCTATGGAGGTGGACCAGGAGTATCAAATGTTTCAGGTCAAAGAGGCTTTCAAAGATTGTATAGAAAACCAGATAGATTATATTTTCACAGAACAGCTTCTCCAGATTTGCCAGGAAATACAAAAGTAACTATAATTAGGGGACCTGATGGCAAAACGTTTAGAGCAGTTCTACCAACTGGAGAAACTAGAGGAATTAGTAGAGAAATAGGCGCAATGTTTGCGCAATCAATAGACACGCCTGGTTACAAGTCTAATGTTATGGTCTCAAACGTTCCAGGCGCAGTTACTCAGCAGTATCTTGGATACAGTCAAGCAGTTAGCGGCTATGCAAAAGTAGGAGGACTAAGCGGAAGAGCACTAAGGGGAGCAAATAATGCGTTAAGAGATATGGGCAAAGTAATGGGTCAATTTGACGATGCATTTTTTCAGGCGGGAAAAAGAGGAGCAGCTTTCAATATTCAAAATGCAGCAGATGATTTAATTAAGCAAGGCAAAGTTACAGCGACTGTAGATGATATTATAAAAACTCAACGACAAATGGCAGCCGCAAATGCTGGCACAGGTGGTAGAACTCTAACTGAAAAAGCATTTAATGCAAATGCAAGAAACGCTCGACTGCTTGCTGGACCAAGTGCCCCAACAGTTGCTCAGGCAACAGATATAATAGCTTTTAACTCCGCAGGCCTGGGAGTTAACACTACAATGGTTCAGGGAACGAGCGGTAGAATGATATCAAAAGATCTTCTTGCTAATCTTGCCAGACAACAGGCTACTCCAGAAATGGCAAACGCAATGCTCAGGTCGTTTGGAGAAAAAGGCCTGATTAGGACAGTCGGAACAAAAAACGCAATGGGAATGTTAACGGGTCAATTTGGAAAAGAAGGCGCAAAAATAGCTGGCAATATTGCATTTAGAGCTGGAATGAAAGTGGCAAATCCAATATTAACCGCAAGCTTAGTTTATGATTTGTCAAAAATGGCAGCAACTGCTGTAATTGGTGGAGGAGCAAGACTGGCTAAAGATGCAATCAAATCCGCACAAGGTCAAATTAATAAACCGGGATTTGGAATGGGCTTTAAAGATAACGAAGTAGCAGCCACGTCAAGAGCTAGGGGTGTTGCAGCTATTCAAAATTCACGACTAAATGCAAGAAGTTCCCTTGGGGCAGAAGCAGCTGCTATGGCAGCAAGATTTGGATAGTAGTATTTATGACTATAAAAGAAAAAACAAAAACGTTTAGAAATAAAATTCAAAATCTTTCAAGAGAAGATATATTAGAAATACTTAAATCTCAAGATCCAGAAATAATAAAACAAATAAATAGAATAGAATGGGTCTTTAAAAATAAGTTAGGTCACCTTTCTTGGTCAGATGGAACAAAAGTAGAATCACGTTTAATGACGAATAATGAATTATCCCTTTTAGTAGACGAGCCATTTGAGATAGATAACAACTTGTTAAACGCAGGACTTTCTTCAGAGCATCAACGACAACTGCACATAGCTAAAGACCCGTGCTTGTGGGCAAAACATTTTTTGAAAGTAGATACTAGAGTTTATCAAACACTCATTTTAAGAGATCCTTCTATAAGAAAAGTTTTAAGAGCTGGAAGACGTTTAGGTAAAACGTTCACAATGGCCGTATATCTTTTACACTACAGCTACACCCATAAAGACGGAAGATGCTTGGTAGTTGCTCCTATGAAATCGCATGTAGAATTAATATATCAAGAGATGATTAGACTTGCAAGTAAAAACGAAGTAGTTATTGATTCCATAGTAAGAAAAGTTACATCCCCTCAATTTATGATTCAATTCTCCAATGGTTCAACTATTAGATTTTTTACTTCGGGCATGAGGTCAGGAGGAAAATCTGACGTAGCTCGTGGTCAAGAAGCTCATGTCATTATTTTGGACGAAATGGACTACATGCACAATGATGACCTGGACGCACTGTATGCCATGCTCCAGAAAACTTCCGAAGATCAACAAGACAAAGTTCTTATTGGAGCATCTACCCCAACCGGAAGAAGGGAAAAATTTTGGGAATGGTGCAGAAATGCAAGATTTAAAGAATTTTGGTTTCCCTCTTACGCAAATCCCTTTTTCTCAAAAGATCAAGAAGAAGAATTTAGAGAGCAATATTCAGAAATGGGATATCGTCACGAGATAGAAGCTGATTGGGGAGAGGATTCTGAAGGAGTATATCCTAGAAAATATGTTGATTTAGCTTTTATTGAACCATCTTGGAATTATGTTCCAACAGTTAAGTCTGCTAGAAGCTTTCACGTAATTGGCGTTGACTGGGATAAATATGGAGCAGGAACAAATATAGTTGCATTAGAGGTATGTTCTTCAAATTATGAAGAAGAACAATTTAGAAATAAAATAAAATTATCCTACAGAGAAGAAATAGAAAAATCAGAATACACTTTAACCAAAGCCGTAAATCGAATAATTGAATTAAACGATCTTCTTCAACCCAAACACATTTATGTTGACAGAGGATTTGGAGAAGTTCAGGTAGAACTACTTAAAAAACACGGAATCGAAAATCCAAAATCAGGACTAAAAGAAAAAGTTAAAGGAATAAGTTTTGCAGAAACAATAGAAATAAGAGATCCGTATACTAAATTAATGATTAAAAAAGATTTAAAGCCATACATGGTTGATAATTTAAGGCAATTTTTAGAGAAAGAAACCTTAATGATACCAGGATCTGACGATGAGCTATATATGCAGCTGATATCATATATTGTGTCCAGAACAACTCAACATGGTAGGCCTGTTTTTGAAGCTGGAGGTTCTGCGGCAGACCACGCGCACGACGCATTGATACTGGGTTTGTTGGCAGTTTCTCAAAATTATGGTGAATTTAGCAAGATTAAAATTGCAACAAATATAGAGTCAGTATCAAATAAATTTTTTATGCCAGAAGAACAAAAAATCACAACCAATAATGAAAAAGGTAAAACTATTAGTAGAGCAGACAAAATTAATGTGAATAATGTAAAATTTGGAATGAGAAAAAAAACACCATCAAAAATTAAAAGAAATATGTTTTAGGTAAATTATGTCTATCAACAATAATATTGATACAGGAATAAAAGTTGATTCTTTGTTTTCTCAAGAAACAATTTCTGACTCAACTGCTTTTAGCTATTATAATGACAATAAAAATTTAACAAATGTTAAATATAAACAACATATGTCAGAAAATGAAGTAAAAGGATCATTCTCAAATTATATTCCAATTGATAATGTCATGGCAGAACTAATGTCTACAAGAATAGATATATCTAAAGTTATGAAAGAAATAGAAATATTTTTATCAAATGTTTATTTGAAAGCAGACTTAGTTCCAAGCTTAGATATAGCTCACAACCAAGTTTGGAATGAGGTTGTAAATAAAGCCGAAACAAAAAACGACGACGTTATAAGCATATCAAATATAAGACCAGAAAATTACATTTCATATCAAGAATACGCCTATTGCCAAAAACACCAGTGCAGAGGATGCAGAGCGCTAATCATGGAATATGATGCGCTTGTAGGAAAAACAGCACTAAGTTATTATTATGATATAAAAAATATAATAAAACTTTTTTCTTTTGAATTAGAATGCATTTACAGATTTATGATATCTATGATAGGAGATGATTATAATAATGAAACAGAAAAAGATATTGCAAAAGAATTTTACTTCTGGTCAAAAACCCTTAAAGAATATACGAAATTGTTTGCCAAGGAAATCATGTCGATACCACCAAAATTACCAAAATCCCAAATGGATAATCTCTCAAAAATTCAAGCAACGCAATTCGAAACATTTTTTTCTTTCAAAATAAATTCATATCAGTCAGAAATAAAAAAACTTACTGGATTACTAAAAACAGAAATGCAAGACACATCTGAAATGTATTATCAAAAATTCTTAGGACCAGCTCTACAGGCAAGATCTTATGTAGCTTTTCCACTAGAAGTGGATTTATTGTCTTCAGATATAAAAAATAAATCTCCGGAGCTAGCAAAAGAAATAGTCATGGCCGCCTCTTCCATAAATGGAAACATAGCCTCTTTGATCGCCGACCTACAACAAAAAAGAGTAAACTCAGAAAAAAGAATTATTGGCGCACTAGAAACGATAAGATTAAAAAGAAAATACATTTCATATGTTTCTCAACTTCAAAGTATTTCTGAAATAAAATCACAATCTATTTATGTAGATTTAGATTCAGATAAATATTCAGAATATTTTGAAGAAGCAAGTATTTTTGGTGAAAAAAACGAAACTTTAAATTCTTCTCATAAATATTTTAATAATCTTTTAGAAGATGATCACCCACAATATCTTCTTAGATCAGGAGGAACAATAGTTGGAGATATACATATTAAGGACGGGGCAAAAATTGCTGGACTAGATATAGCAAATCACACGCATTCTAATATGGACGGCAGTAAATCAATTAAAATAAGTGATATAGATTATGAGACTGATCGATCCAGTGATACGGCAAGTCTTTATTTGAATAGATTAGAAAAAGAACCAGTTACAATTAGTGTAGATTCTTATTCGCAAGATGTTTTAATAGGTGGCGTTCCAGTTATTGATGTTTTATTAAACGCAGAAATAAACGTTGATACGAGTAAAGAGGGAAAATATGATATTATTATTTCCTATATTGAATTAGAGGATTAAAATGGAATGGTTTAAATATTTTCCAAAAAATTTTGACTTGTCTTCTTCAGAGCCAAAATATATACACCCACCTTTAAGGCACTCAATTCAAATATATGAAATTTATGAAGAAATTAAAAAAGATCAAATTATTTCAATAAAAGTACCTAATTCTGATTTTATTAAAATTACATCACAAAATGCAACTATAGATACAGACAATACTCAATTTCTTGTAGTTTACCTAGATAACGAAAAAGAAGAGGAATATACAGTAGTTAGATCTTCGGTAATAGATGGGTATTTATACTTCCAAGCGGCAAGAGATCATGAAATAGAAAAAGATATAATTGATAAATATTACTTATATTATGGAAATAAGTATTTAAAATATTTACAAAGTGTTACATATAATTCAAAACCAGCCTACAAACAGATTTCTACACAAGATGCCAGCGAACTTAGTGGCAATCCATCACTTTTAAATACTACCGCGTTTAATTTGAGCACTGAAACAATACAAAATAACTATTACACAACAGTAAAAGCTAATGAAAATGGTGAAGATAAAGAAAAATTTTCTTACTATAATCAAGATACTGATTGGCTAAATTATAAGACTTCAACTATTGGAGCAAAAGTTTCTGGCTATTTCAACGGTCCAGCGCTAAAAATTAATGCATATAAAACGCCAAGCTCAGGAAAAGTAAATTTAAAAATAATAAAACTAGAACAGAGCTATAAGTCATTTAATCTTCTGGAAAAAAAGGAACAAACAATTAGCGAAGAAGAAGAAGAAGTGTATACTGCAATTGACGAAAATGCAATTGATCTTTATTCTCCAAGTGTAAATGAGGCAACAATTTATCAAACAACTTCTTTAGAAAATAAAAAATACTATTTTTTTATAGAAGTGATAGAGTCAAAAAACATAGCTTCAACTAAAAATGAACTAGAACTTATTTCATTTGAATATAATAAAAATTTTAATTGCGTTTTACAACAAAAAGAATACAATTCAGAATTATCATTTAAGGTTTAAAATTTATGACAATAGTAAAAAGAACAGTACAAGATTTAAAACCAGATACAAGATATTTGGTTAAGGTAGAAGTTTTTGACAATGATCTAAACTCAGTTGCTGCTGAACAAAGTCTAATAGTAAACACACCATCGGATTCAAGCGCTCCTGGAGCGGTAGCCAATTTTACATTATTTAATAATTCAAAATCTTTGATGTTTAAATTTACTGCGCCTATTGACAACGATTTAAAGGGTTATGAGTATCAAGTTTATTCGCAAAACAATGCAGTGGAAGCATACTTAATACAAAGTCGGAAATAGTACAAGTAGTGTATTTAGCGTAGTTCTTAATTCAGTTGGACAGGCTATTACTCAATCTTCTCCAGTATATGGTAGGGTTAGACCTGTTGACACTTCTAATAACTACGGAGAATGGACCAACTTAGTGGCTTCTCAGTCCACGTTGATAGATTCGGCAGAAATTTTAGAACTAACAGCAGATAAAATTAAAGCTGGAACAATTGGCGCTCATACAATAACTATGGACGGAAATAATTCAATAATAAAATCTTCAAATTTTGATGGAGTTTCAAATAACGATGGAACTTATTCCGGTGCAACTTCTGGTTGGCTAATTAATGGATCTGGCAAATCATATTTCTACAATACTACTATAGTTGGTTCTATTGACATAGGCGGATTTGACTCCGGCTCTTTTCACGTAGACTCAGAAGGTAATTTGTGGATGGGTGGAGCAACGTTTAATACCTCAACATTTCGCGTAGCCAAAGAGGGAGACGTTTTTGCTAATAGTTTATCATTAAATGGAAATACCTCCGTACAAAACGCAGGTAAACTCTATATAAGTACAGTCACTCCCGGAGTGTACAATAATACGAATACGGCTTTTTACGCAGATGGTTCAGGTAAATTTTCCTTGGGCGATAAACTTACTTGGGACGGGAGTGCGTTAACCATACAGGGTACACTAAAATTTCCCGATGGTACTACTCCAGGAACTTTTGACGATGGAGACGCTATAACCAGTGGATCTGTAGCTGGTCTAACTATAAATTCTAGTAAAATATTTTTTGGTACTGGAACCTATGGTAATAATAGCACAGCTTTTTACGTAGATAATACTGGTAAATTTTCCTTGGGCGATAAACTTACTTGGGACGGGAGTGCGTTAACCATACAGGGTACACTAAAATTTCCCGATGGTTCTACGCCAGTCAGCGAAGAAGAGGCAGAAGAAGCCGCAGAGGATGTAATAACGAGCGGCTTTGTAGGTGGCTTAATAATACAATCCGATAAAATGTACTATGGCGCAGGTTCATTCGCATCAAGCAATACTGGTTTTTATGTAGCCAACAATGGGGGAGCAACAAATTTTTCTTTAGGCGATAAACTTACCTGGAATGGAAGCACCCTAAGCATTTCGGGCAATGTTGTTATTACTGGCGGATCAACGTTAGCCTCGATAAATAACGCACAGGATACAGCAGACACCGCCAACAATACAGCAAACAACGCACAGAACACAGCAAACAACGCACAGAACACAGCAAATAACGCTCAAGACGACGCAAACTCTGCATACAATTTAGCCTCAACCAAAATAACAGCTGGTGAAGTTGTAACAACGATCAATGGCGGCTCAACAACAATCCATGGAGACAAAATCACAACAGGAACACTTAGCGCAGATAGAATTTCTGGTGGAACAATAACAGCGACGATACAAATAAATAGTCCATTTATTAACGGTGGCAGCATAAGTATTGGTCCAAATGGAAACTTTCAAGTAGACTCTTCTCGGTACGATGTTTGGTAGAAACATAACTATAGATCAAGGTTTTAGATATAGATGTACAGGAATTTTTAACTCAACTTCTTCTACTACAACCGCCAGAGTACATCGGCGCAGGTGGAGTAGAGGCATTGTGTTCTCCAGCTTCAAAAAGAGAATATAAGTACAACATAGAAGATATACCCAATGCCTTAAGCATTCTGCAGACAGTTAGGCCAAGAATTTTTAATTGGAAAATAGATGCCTTTGATTCAATTGACCCTTGGACTAAGGAGGCTTGGACTGATGAAGCTAAAGAAATAAACGAATTTAACAAATCATATGGTTTTATAGCAGAAGAAATAACAGAAACTCAACCACATCTTACGGTTTATGAATCGCCTGATGCGTCGCTACCAAAAGATCAACCAGGGGGCGTATTTGATTTGTCCGCATGGAAGCCAAAAATGTGGAAAGAAATGGAATTTATACCTCTGCTTGTTAAGGCAGTTCAAGAACTAAGCGTAAAAGTTGCAGAACTAGAATCTAAAGTAGTATAATATAAATATATGGAAAATAATGCAAATATTCAAGTGAATTTTATTCTTCAAGCATGTCAAGAAAGATTAAACGAGGTAACATCTCAGCTTGTCCTAAAAGATGCAATAATAAAACAACTTACTTTGTATATAAATGAACTAGAAACTAATTCAAAAACTAAAGTTAAAGAAAAAGAAAAAGAGGATGATTTTTAATGTCTGATGCAAACACGGAAACACCACAGCAGAAAGCTGTTATAACTATTACGATAACAAATCAAAACATAATGTATGAAAGCCCGCTTCCAGAGGATTCAACAATAGCAGTCTTGGAGTCTGTAAAATTTTTAATTATCAAAAATTCGTTTGATAGAACAAATTCAACTGAGTCAACCCAACAAGCTTAACCTAATCTATTAAGTAACTACCTAAGGTAGCTACTATTATAATATAATTAAACTTATTTAAAGGGTGTTTTAAATGGCCATAAAATCCTATTTGCCTTTTGCAAAAAATCTATTTGCAATAGAAGAGCAAAAAGTTAATCAAGACGATGTTAAGGCTCTTGGTAAAAGTTTTAAAATAGCAGCTCTAGCTTTAGGTTTTAGAGGATCTAATTTTTATTATGATCATAGAGCTAGTTTTGAGCCTTCTCCTTACGATTTTAATAGAATAACTCAAGCTTTTGACACTGATGGATATGTTCGCCAAGCTATTTCTAAACATAAAGAATTATTTTGGAAAGAGGGCTGGGAAATATTAGGAGAAAATTCAGAGGCTGTAGAATATTTATATAGAAGAATAGATTTAATGGAAATGACCATGAAAAGGCCATTTGCAGAATTCCTAGTTGAACTTTCTGATCAGTTAATAAAATATTCAAATGTATTTATTGTAAAAGCTAGAGCTGATATAAGCTCTTACCTTCCAGATAAGCTAAACGCAATTGGCGGAACCCAACCTATAGCTGGGTATTATTTAATTCCAACCGAACAAACTTACATTTTAAGAGATAAGCAAAATAGACCAAAGGCTTATCAGCAGGCAACAGATCCGTTGACCTATTCTCCAAACGATCGAGACCCAGTATGGTCGGCAGATAGAGTTATACATATGCACTTCGAGAAAAAGCCAGGAAGAGCTTTTGGTACTCCGTTTCTTTCAACAGTACTTGATGACATAATTGCCCTAAGACAGATGGAAGAGGACATACAGAACCTAGTTCACAGAGAGCTTTTTCCATTATATAAATACACAATAGGAACAGCAGATCAACCAGCTGAGCCAGAAGAAATTTCACGCGCCGCCGCAGAAATAGAGAACTTAAGATCAGAAGGCGGACTAATACTTCCATTCAGACACGCAGTTGATGTAATTGGGGCAAACAATACAGCACTCGATGCATCAAAGTATGTGGATCATTTTAAGGAAAGAGTTGCCGTTGGTTTGGGCGTAGCGCCACACCATTTAGGTATGAGCATGAACGGTGGAAATAGATCTGTAACCGAAAGATTAGACGTTTCTTTATACGATAGAATAAAACAACTGCAAAAACAATTTTCTGACATGATTAGAATTCACCTCTTCAACGAGTTGCTTTTTGAGGGTGGATTTAATCCGCTGGAAACACCCGCTGCAGATTCGCAATCTGACCGCTGCTTTTTAGTATTTAAAGAAATAGATGTCGACACTCAAGTTAAAAAAGAAAACCATATAATACAAAAATATGTAAATAATTTAATTACAATAGAAGAAGCTAGATTGCTATTAGGTTTAGACTCAGAAGTTGACGAGGAAAAACTTTTTGGGAACATGCAAGCAAAAACCCAAATGGACATGATGAAAGCGCAGGCGGGGCTTGCTTCTGCTGCTCCTAGCCCAAAAAGCTCGGATGGACAAAAGTCGGCTACTAAAGGTCAAAGAAATCTTCCCTCTTCAAGAAAAGGGGTAGGAAATTCTAGTAGGCCTCAAAATCAAAACGGCAGAAAGACATCGCCTAACATTAAAAGATCTGACAATGATGACTTATCATGGTTGGTAACTGTTGAAAAACTACTCCAACCAGAGTATAATTATGTAGAGGAAAAAGAACAAACAAAACTGGAGCCAAAATGATTATAACGCAAGAAAGTTACGACAATTTAGTTGAAGCAGTCAATAACGCCCAAACACGTTTAGCTGATATAAAATTTCTAGAAATTCTAGAACAATTATTGCCAGTAATAGATGAAATGAAATTTAAGATTGATGCAATTGAAAATTTTTTGAGTTCTGACGAAACAGTAGAAAATCAAGAAACAGTTGAAAATGAAAAAAAAGAAGAAGTCGTTGAGTCGCCCTCTAAGTCTAAGGCTAAAACAAAATCAGTTGAGGATAAAAGCAACGTTTCAATAGAATAATGATTTTAATCGGCTGCCCAATCTATAAAAGAGAATGGATTTTGCCTTATTGGTTTCATTGTCTTGAAAGACAAACTTTTGACATAAAAGATGTTGGCTTTATATTTGAAGCAGGCGTGGACGATAAAGAGACAATTGATTTTTTAGTATATTGGAAAAAAAATAGTAAAAATATAAATATATTTGACATAGAAGTAAGAGATGATTTATCTCACCATTCGCACGTCGAAGGTTCAAGAAGATGGACATATTCAAAATATGAAAATATGGTTTCTATGCGCAACTCTTTATTAGATAAGGCAAAGGAAATAAAACCGGATTATTACTACAGTTTAGATTCGGACATATTGCTAACTAATCCTTATACCATAGAAGTATTAGTTAATAATTTGCAAAAAAAAGAAATAGACGCAATCAATACGCTAATGTTTATGACTCCATTCGGAGTGGACTTTCCAAGTGTTATGTCTTGGATTGAACAGCAAGATCAATCAGCCTATAGGCATGATAATTATCCGATTGGGACACTATTTAAATCTGATATAATTATGGCGGCAAAGATGATGTCTAAAAAAGTATATATGAACTCAAGATATAGATTTCATCCACAGGGCGAAGATCTAGGCTGGAGTTTAGACTGCAGAGAAAAAGAATATAATTTATATTGTGCGTCAAATATATATACTCCTCATATAATGGGAAAGCAAGAGTTGTCTAACTTTATTAAAGAAGGCGACAATAGACATGTTGAAGCACTAAGTAAAGTTAAAGTTTTTAATTATAAAAACTAACATATATTTGCATAAAAGTGTTTAATAGTGTAAAATATATTACTATTAATCATAGTTTAAAATAATGGAGATCAAAAATGGCCTTTGATTTTATTGAAACCTTTGTAATTGAATTGCCGGAAATTAAAGAATCTGATTTTAATTTTTCCGAATCTTCTGATTTTAAAAATGGTTTAATTATAGAAGTAGCTGCAATACATGAGCGGATTAACGGGAAACTACAATAACTACTCTGCAGCAGAATTAGAAAAAGCTCTTGAATCCTGGGTAAATCCGTATCCTAAGCCAATTATATTAAATCACGATCTTACTTCCGAACCAATTGGCAGAGTAATGGCTGCCAAAATGGATAAAGAGCAGGATGGTTCTCCGTTTGTTAGGCTGCAAATAGCAATTACAGATACAGTAGCTGCTCAAAAAATTATGGACAAAAGATATTTAACCGGCTCAGTTGGCGGAAGAGCGGGTAAAGCGATATGCAGTATTAGCGGAGAAGACCTTGCGGCAGAAGACGCCAACGGTAGGCCCAAGATGCCAAAATACAAAAGAGGTCAAGTTTACAAAGGAAAACTTGCATTTGTTGATATGCAGAACATTTCTTTTAAAGAATATTCATTTGTTAATCAGCCAGCAGACCAAAGGTCTGGAGTCAGGTCCAAGTCTAAGGCAGGTGCTACTTTGGGCGTAACCGATTCTGATTGGATTGCCAAGAGTGCAGCTTTTATTTTAAAGATGAACGAAGAAGACATTTATTCAATTAGTGAAAGTAAATCAATTTTTCAAGGTATGAAGAAAAAGGAATCTAGACCAGTCTATCTTCAAGTTAAAGGATCATTTTTAAGCGCCATGGCAGTAAATGAAAGCGATAATTATATTATTAAAGATACTACATTACTATCAGAAGGACAAGAATCTAATAATGAGGAGAATTCGCAAATGACAATTGTTGAAGAAGAAGACATTTTAACTGTTGCAAAAGAACTTAGTGATGATCTTTCTGCTATAGCCGCAGATACCGCAAAGAAAGAACTTACTGCGGAAGACGCTGAAGTAGAAGTCGAAAATAAATCTGAAGAAGTAAAACCTGAAGAAAAAACAGAAGAAAAAGTTTCCCAGGAAACAAAAGAGATCTCTGCTGAAACAAAAGAAGAGTCGGACGTGCAAAAACAAGCTGAATCCGATAAGCCTGAACAGTCAGCAGTAGAACCTGAGTCAAATCAGGATGAAGAAGTTGAAAAAGAGAAATCAGAAGAACTCAACGACAAACAAGAAGTCGCTGAGCAAAAAGAAAATG